GAGGCGCAAGACCACAACGGCACCGCGGCTGAGATCTCCCGCGCCATCTCCTGGCTCGGAGAACTCCCCCTCAGCGCCGACCGGATCTACAAGTGGGTCGAACGTAAGCGCCTCACCGAACGAGGCCACGTCATGTACCGGGGACGACTGGTCCCCATCTACCGCATCGGGGATGTCGCTGCACTAGCAGCTGCCACCGACAACCAGCAGAAGGCGGGATAACGATGCCCAACGAGCGAGCAGTCACCGTACTAGTAGACACCGAGCTTCTTGCGGAGCTGGGCGAGTGGTCCCCACTGGTCCAGGTCATGGTCAAGGAGACCCCGGGTGTCGGCACTGGTTGGGAGATGGTGTTCAGGACTACCCCGGTGCACTAACTCAGCGTGTCGTTTGCCTAGATGTAGCCACGCTAGGTAGTGTCAGGGTTGAGTGGAGCGGAGCTATCTCTGCATCCACCCCCAAACCCCTCCGATGTGCGTCCATGGCGTGGGCAACTCGGACCGAACGGGCCTCCTGTTGACCGCAGGGGGCCCGTTGTTTGTGCAGGAGGTGACCCATGCGTCTCACCCTCCACCCCCAAGGCAGACACCGCCCCACTCCCAAGCCCGACTACACGCCAGCCCTCAGCTACCGCCCCACCCCAGTCCCTCTCGTGGAGACCTGGGAGCAGGCCAGGCGCAACTACACGCCACCCACCCTCAGTAGGCGTGAGTGGGTGGCCCGCATCAGTAGGTGGTGGCATGGCGACCAGTGAGAAGCCGTGCCTCGACTGCGGCATGGTGAGCGACCAAGCTCGGTGCCCGACACACAGGGCAGAGCATCGACGTGAGCGTGACGCCAAGCGCGGCGGCACGGCGGCCAGAGGTTACGGGCCAGGCCACAAGCTAGAGCGTGAGCGATGGCGACCCAAGGTCGAAGCCGGCGGCGTCGAATGCTGGCGGTGTCATGAACCCATCGATCCGTCAGGCCCATGGGATCTCGGACATGATGACAACGATCGATCGAAGTACAAGGGCCCCGAGCATCCAGTGTGCAACCGACGCACGAACGGACGCAGACTGACCGCTCCCACGCGTTGGGACCTCTGAAAAATCCAGGGCAGCGCACGCAGCGACCCTCGCGCCGTCCAGACTTTTACTCACGCCGTTTTTCCAATCCCCGGAGGTGACTGCCGTGGCTACGAAGCTGAGGGCGGTCACCGAGGGCGACCCTGCTCCGAGGAAGAAGCCGCTCACTGTCAAGGAAGCGGCCGAGACCGGCGTGCGTAGGGATCTGCTGGTCGCCATGCGGTCGCGGATCTCGACTGACATCGACGATGCGACCACTCCAGCGCGTGACCTCGCGGCCTTGTCCCGCCGGCTACTGGAGATCGTGAAGGAGATCGAGCAGATCGACGCGGAGGACAGCGATGACGACATCGGCTCCGCCGCGGCCACCCCAGACGAAGCCTGGACTGCTACCTGACGCTCGCCACCTGGTGTTGCCGACGGGCATCGTCTCGTCAGCGTTCCCCTCGGTCATCGCCGTACTGCTGGCCCTCAAGCTGGTGCTCGACTTGTGGCAGGCCGAGTTGGCGAAGTGCATCCTCGCAAAGGATGCCGAGGGTTTGTACGCAGCAGACACGATCGTCATCTCGATCTGCCGGCAGGCGGGCAAGACATTCCTGATTGGATGCCTGGTCTTCGCGGACTGTATTAAGAATCCGGGCACCACGACGGTGTGGACTGCTCACCGGTTCAAGGTGTCGCGGGAGACATTCAATGAACTGAGGGCACTAGCAGCTTCGCCGTTGATGGCGGCTCACATCGACTACGACGCGATCACCACCGCCGCCGGCAATGAGTGCATCCCGTTCCGCAATGGCTCCCGGATCATGTTCGCCGCTCGTGAGCGCGGCGCTATCCGAGGCTTCACTAAGGTTCGCCGCCTGATCCTGGATGAGGCACAGATCCTCACCGAGATGGCGATGTCGGACCTGGTCCCGACGCAGAACCAAGCCGAGAACCCGCAGATCATTCTGATGGGGACGCCGCCGAAGCCGACCGACCCAGGCGAGGTCTTTTCTGCACTGAGGGCTGACGCCCTCGCCGGCACCACTGAAGGGGTCCTGTACGTCGAGTTCTCCGCGGATCCTGGGTGTGAGAGCGACGATTGGGAAGCGGTCCGCCAGGCGAACCCGTCGTTCCCGAAGCGCACCGGTAAGCGGGCGATCCTCCGGTTGCGGAAGCTCCTGACGAACGACGCCGACTACCGCCGCGAGGGCTTGGGGATCTGGGACACGGACGCCCTCCGGAGCGTCCTCCCGGGTTGGTCGAGTTGCGCGGTGGAGCTCAAGCCCCCGAAGGTCACCTGGATCGGCCTCGCTGTCTCGGTCGACCTCGAGTGGGGTTCGGTCGGCGCCGCCGGCGCGCGGCCTAACGGCAAGGTGCACATCGGTGCGGTCGACCGCCGTCCAGGTAGCGCGTGGCTAGTTGCTGAGGCGAAGCGAATCCAGGATGCTCGCGGCTGCCTGGTGGTGCTGGACGAGAAGTGCCCTGATGCTTCGCTGTCGGTGGCGCTCGACAAAGCCAAGGTCAAGTACGTCGAGTTGAAACTCGAGGAGTACATCGAGGCCTGCTCTCAGTTCGTCAACTGGGTGAAGGACCGTGAGCTCACGCACTCGCACACGACGGAGCTCGACGACGCGATCAAGGTCGCCGCGTGGCGCACGATCGGCGATCGCAGGGTGTGGGGCCGTAAGCAGTCTTCCGCCGATGTGTCGATGCTCGAGGCTGTGACGCTCGCTGCTCGCCAAGCCGCACTGACCAAGAAGGAACCGCCGCCTCCGCCCGTGTCTCTCGGCACGCCTGATCAGTCGTCCGACTCAGTGATGTCCACCAGCTTCTGAAAGGCGGTGCGCCGTGGCTGCTGTACCCGCACCGACCATCGTCAAGGGCTACGAGAACGAGAAGACGAACTTCTGGTCCCCGCCCGGCACCGAGGATGACCCGACCCCTGAGCTCAGGTGGCCGTACTCGGTGGCGGTGTACGACCAGATGCGCCGGCAGGACGCGCAGATCCGCTCCGTCCTGCGGGCCGTGACCCTGCCGATCACCCGCACCGACTGGTGGATCGAACCGAACGGCGCCCGCGACGAGGTCGTTGAGTTGGTCGCGAACGACCTCGGTCTGCCGATCAAGGGCCAGGAACCGAAGCCGCGTCAGCGTTCACGCGACCGGTTCTCCTGGAACGATCACCTGCGGCTGGCGTTGCTGATGCTGCCGTTCGGTCACTCGTTCTTCGAGCAGGAAGCTCGGCTCGACGAGCAGGGCCGCGCCCGCTTGAAGAAGCTGTCTCTGCGTCCCGCTCGCACGATCGCCGGCTTCAATGTCGGGGTCGACGGTGGGCTGGAGTCGATCGAGCAGCATGGCCACATCGACACGTCGGGTCCGTCGAAGATCGAGGTCAACCGCCTGGTCGCGTACGTGTACGAGCGCGAGGGCGGCAACTGGGCTGGCACGTCCCTGCTGCGTCCGGCGTACAAGAACTGGCTGCTGAAGGACCGGCTGCTCCGCATCAACACGATGACGATCGAGCGAAACGGTCTCGGCATCCCGATCTACGAAGCGGGCGAAGAGGAGTCAGACCTCACGGCCGGCACGAAGATGGCGCAGAACATGCGCGCCGGTGAGTCTGCCGGTGGCGCCACTCCGCACGGCGCGAAGATGCGCCTCGCCGCTCCTGAGGGGACCCTGCCCGACGCCCTGCCGGCGATCCGGTACCACGACGAGCAGATCGCCCGCGCAGTCCTGGCGCACTTCCTGAACCTCGGCACCCAGACCGGATCGTGGGCTCTCGGTTCCACGTTCGCCGACTTCTTCACCCTTTCCTTGCAGGCTCTCGCGCAGCAGATCGCTGACGTTGCGACTCAGCATGTCATCGAGGATCAGGTCGACTGGATCTGGGGTGAGAGCGAACCGGCACCGCTGATCGGGTTCCAGGAGATCGGATCTCAGCAGCAGGCCACCGCTGCGGCGATCAAGCTCCTCACTGACGCCGGAGTTCTCCTGCCGGACAAGTCGCTCGAGGAAGCGGTCCGACAGCAGCTCGGCCTTCCCCCGAAGGACCCTCGACCAGGGAGCGTACCCAGTGAGTAGGTTGATGAACCGACGCGGCGAGTACCGCGTACGCAACGCCGCGAAGGACTCCTCGGTCACTGAGGTCCTGTTCTACGACGAGGTCGGCGAAGACCCGTGGTTCGGTGGGGGTATCTCGGCCAAGCAGTTCGCCGAGGACCTGCAGGCCATCGACACCGAAGAAATCCACCTCCGCATCAATAGTCCCGGCGGCGACGTCTTCCAGGGGCTGGCGATGCTGAACACGATTCGCCGTCACCCGGCGAAGGTCACCGCGTACGTCGACGGCCTTGCCGCCTCGGCCGCGTCGTTCCTGATCATGGGCGCCGACGAGGTGGTCATGAGTCGTGGCGCGGAGATGATGGTCCACGACGCTAGCGGCATGGCGATCGGCAACGCCGAGACCATGCGCGAGCTCGCTGACCTTCTCACGAAGCAGAGCGACAACATCGCCTCGGTGTACGCCTCGAAGGCTGGCGGCGGTACGGCCAAGTGGCGCAAGGCGATGGAAGCCGAGACCTGGTACACCGACTCCGAAGCCGTGGATGCCGGTCTAGCCGATCGCGTCGACTCCGGCAAGACCGTCGCCGACAAGGCGAAGGCTCGCTTCGACCTGAGCGTCTACAACTACGCGGGGCGCTCCGAGGCGCCCGCACCAATTCTTCCGGCCAAGCCGCCGGAGACCACCAACCAGGAAGGAACCGACCTCATGTCGGACACCCTGAACCTGCGCGAGCGGCTTGGCCTCAAGGCCGAGGCCAGCGATGAGGAAGTCGCTGCCAAGCTCGACGCGGTACTGAAGAACTCCGAGGCTCCTGCCGAGGAGACCGAGGACGAGACCGAAGAGGTCGTTGACGGCGAGGTTGTCGAGGACGAGCCCGAGTCCGCCGCGCCGGGAACGGTGACGGTCGACGAGCAGATCCTCAACTCGCTCCGCGCCGATGCCCTCGCGGGCCGTCAGGCGCGCGAGCAGCAGCAGGCCGAGCACCGCCAGAACCTGGTCAACGCCGCGGCGGCCGACGGACGGATCAGCTTCGACCGCAAGGCCGACTGGCTGAAGAACCTCGAAGCCGACCCGGGCGCCGAGAAGACCCTGAACTCGCTGGCCAAGGGCCTGATCCCGGTCGACGGGCCCCGCGGCTACACCGGCTCCCTGAGCGATGTCGCCGAAGACGGCGACGACGCGCTCTACAACAGCATCTACGGAACGAAGGCGGTCTGATCATGGCTGAGTACCTTCCGCTCTACAAGCCCGGCCAGTCGATCACCTGCACCGCCTCCGCCACCATCACTGGTGGGCAGGTCGTCGCGGTCTCCGGTGACGGCACGGTCGGCCCGGCCGGCGCTGCCACCGCCGCGTGG